TATCCTGGTGTTCTTAAAAATAATTTTTGTGTATTATTAACAGGCCAAGGGTCGGCTGTATATCCGCGAGGTTTAACATATACATCATTAGCTGAAATATTAACATTGTAATTTGTTGAAACCTCGGGTTGAATTGTTAGATAAAATCCTTGTGGATTTTTAGTAAGGTTTGGTTGCTCAATTAAAAATTCAACCGCTTCATAGGATTGGCTTGCGCCATACTGGCCAACACGGATGCCCCATTCTTCGTAAAATGTTAAACTTTCTTTATTTTCAGCACTTAACACATCAAATAATTTATTAAGACTGTTTTGTGTTCCTTTTTCTTTTATCATACCTTGATAAAATTGAAATTCACTGATGTTATCTTGAATGATATTACTTAGATACTGGCGCTTCTGATATCCAACTAGATGCTGTGCAATAACTTGTTGGCCTGTATCAAAATTATCTTGATCTAAATTATAAAAATCTTCAAACTGGCCAGCTTTATAGCTCCAGTTTGGCAATAGTGCTGGCTGAGGTTTTTTAATTTGCATCCAGTTATTGGAATCAAATTCGTCAGTACCTGCCAAGAATCGTACAGCACTATAATAATATCCTTGATAAGACACAATATCACCTAATGCATAGTCTGTCCAAGAACTCCATTGCTTAACATCTGCTCTATCAAAAATAAAGCCCGGTACTTCAAAGCCGCCAAACCATTCACTACTAATAAAACCAGCAACTTTGATACGCTCTTGTCGATACCCACTTTCTGGATTGTATATAACATCATTAAAAACTGTAGAATTATCAAGTACTAGAATTTGTTCTTTTTGAACTAGATAAAAGCTAGCATTGTATATTGTTCCGTTATCGTCTGGGCTAAATGTAACAACGTTGCCTTGTCTATTTGAATTTAAATCTGACGGAGTCAAACTACTGCCGTCTACTTTATAAATTTCATATTCGTTAAACGGATTATTAATATCTTCTGCAACCGATAATATTGAACTAAATGACAATGCATTAGCCGCAGGGCTTAAACTTATTACTGCACTACCGATCGTGTTTAATCCATCTAATTTAATATAATTATTTTCTAAGAACGCAGGTTGTTCTGGAATATTTTGTAAAGCTCGATAGTAAACATCTTGATATTTTACAATAGTTCCATGACCCACTGCTCGATTAGGAATCCACTGTTGCCATGTATCCTGACCTGTACTCCATTTTTGTGTAGTCCAGAACATAAATTCTTTAGCAGTGGTACTCCAGTTAGTAACATTACCAAGATTATTATTAAAATCTTCAAATATAAATCCTTGTGATTTTAAATATTCTCCGTATCCTAAAATAAAATCAACAACTTGTTGTACATTTGATAATACAGATCCGTAAGGCAATATATTAACACTAGAGGAATCCCAAGCATTTCTAAATACTGATGACACACCTCCAGTTACTGGAAGCTCGGGTAACGCCGCAAATGCTTTTACATCAAAAACGTTTGGAGTTACAGCGTATAAAGTTCTGTAATATTTTCCATTGTAAAATACATTTTGCCCTACTGAATATGTCTTACCAGCAGTCCAATTTACGAACGAGGCACTAATACCGCCTACATTAATGCGTGGTCCAAGTTCTTGGCGGGGAGGAAAATATTTAAAAAATGCTTCAGAAAGGCTGTAGCCTTTGATTTCATATCCCTCAGATAACTTAGTAATAATAATTCCACTGTATGACAGTTTAGCAATTGGGCTAGAACTATTATAAAATATTTTATAATTTTCTGGAGGAACAAACACGTTTCCAGTAGATGCTGGATTTTTGCTATCTAAGATTAAATTAAAATTATCTTTACTTGTAAATCCACTAACTCTATAAGATAATTTAATATCTAGATTATCTAAATTATATTGATAGTTGTTATAGTAATTAACATTAGTGGTTATTAAAGACTCAATTAGATAGTTGATAATACCCGATGTGTATACTCTAGTACTGCTAGAATAAATGCTAGGCAATACAATATCACTTGGTTTAATATGCAATCCAGTATCTTTATAAACTAATTGTCCGCACAAGTTTCTGACAGTTCGAGATTTATCTAAACAAGTAGCAAGAGTGTGTGCTGGTTTTAAAACCATTGCCGCAATTAATATACTAAATGGATAATAACTACTGCGGCGCCATGCAGACTCGACCGGTGCAACATCTCCAAATATATAACTGCCTTGATTGTCTGTACTAAACACACCATTAGCTAATCTTGCACTAACCGGACTAACTAAGTTTCCAGATTCGTCAACCGGCAAATGATTTAATAGATCAGGTCTTGCAAATTGTGTTCGATATTCAACAGGCATGCCAGGCTCTTTAACTGCGCCTTCTTCCAAGTCTTTCCACATAATAGTATTATTACTTGTATAAGGTGCTGGGCCGTATTGTTGTTGCCACCAGCTTGGTTCTTCGCTTATTCCAAGCATTTCCCATGGGCAGATATTTGGTCTGTCAGTATCGTATACCCATCTAAAAATGCCGCGCCAGTAACCTGGTAATTCTCTACCATCCGGTGAAGGGTGTCCTCTGTAGTTATATGTAAATGTGCTATCTTTATTAAACCCTACTTGTTTAGAAAAATCTCGGCCTACTAGATTTGCCCACTTATAAAATCCTGGCGCCAGTACTCGATTGATCTCGTCTAGAGAATAATCACTATTTCTATAATATCCTGGAATAATATCATAGATGTCAAATATCGTTGAGTCGTATTGAATTTGTAAATTATTATAAATTCGTTTTTCTAATTCTAAAATAATGTTGTCACGATAATCACCGTATGCCAAAGTCTGGCTTCCGTCATGACCTTGTATCATTGTTCGCGGAGTTAGTAAACTATAATCAACATATATTTTAGGTTCAAACTTTGGCCATAGTCCTAACTTGGTAGGAGTAGGTGGAATAAAACATCCGTCTGTGCTATCATATTCAAAGATTGTAAGAGTATTGCCGTCTAGCAATTCAACATTGTTAGTAATTAATACATAGCCGTCTGTTGTAAAAGTATAATCTTTACCGTATAGTAATTGTATGCCTTCCGGTGGTTGGATACCGTTAAGATAAACAGAAACTGCTTTATTACTTAGTTCAGTATTACTATACACATTTGTTAATGGGTATGTTCTGATACGATTATCTACAATAGTATACTCTGTAACTTTTTTGCCTGTAAATGGAACCATATCACTAAAATAGTAAGATGATTTTTTTGTTTTATTTGAAACTAATTTTTTAAGTAGTAAGTCAACTTGGGCAACTACATTTGTATCAGTTCCTAAATTTTGAGCCGCAAGCAAGAAACTATGTTTAAATTTGCCATAGTCATCTCTAGATTTTTCTAATGCTCGAATTATATTATTTTGCTCGCTGGCAATATGATATACTGCTAGACTAGCAGGGCCACTGTGTTGTACAAATTTTGTACCGTAAGGTGTCACATTACCTAAGTCTCTAAGATTATTTGATCCTGAGACCAATCCTACAAACTCATCTTGTATATTATCAACTATTGAATTTAAATGGTCAGCTACTTCACCTAACGTGAAATTTTTCATGTCAACGTTTAAGGGATTATTTTGTAAATTAATAGGAATTTCATAAAATCCGTTAGCATTAATCGGTTGTGCTGAAAATGCCTTGATTGTTAGTACATCGGTTAATGCTATATCAGTAACTAATTTAATCTGTTTATAATTTACAGCATCCACTAACGTCCATGCCGCAGAATCAATTCTAATTCCGTTAACAAATACTCGGGCTTCTAAATCAAGTAAATTTGTTTTGTTATCATAGATGTCTAGTGGAAAATTATTTGTTAATCCAGAATCTTTATAAATTCTAACGCCCGGCTGGTAACGAGTTACCTTACTGATTTGCCAACCGTTAACGTAAGTAGTATCATTATTAAATTCTAGTTTAGATAAAAATCCAGTGTTAACAGACTTTGTAACTAATATTTCGTTTTCTTTATAATCAAAAGTATCCGATATTAAGTTAAACGAAAATAGTATATCGCCTACGTTGTTAATATTCTGATAGCTTAAACTAAATCCAAGTATGCTGTCGGTTGTAGTTGTTCCTAGCTTGTAAGAAAATATCTTGTTACCAGCAAATCTTGAACCTGGATACAATGAAAAACTTTGTTGATTAGCATCAAACATGTCAAATAACGGCGCTTGATTTACAGTTGTTTTTTGCTGTCCCAATACCCAAGTTGTTCCGTTATACCAGAAAGTCTTACCTTGGTATATTTGTCCTTGTCTTACTAAAATATTTGAATTTATTGCAGGACTTTCGTCAAGTATTAAACGTATCTGAGGTACGCCAATTCCTGAATTTTCAATATTGACAAAAGTAACTTTATAAACTTTATTGTTTACTAGTGCATCAGTATCTGCAACAAATACAACACGCATGCCGGCCGCTAGATCAATACCGTCAACGTTATATCCGGCCTTACCTTCAATGTTACTGAATACATCCTTAGTATAAGAATCAACTAAATCGACATCTTTTGTTGCTACTACACCAAAGTTAAAAAGTTTTAAATCTGGGTTAAATTCAATAATAGGTCTTGTTGCACGATTAGATTGATCAAAATCTGCAAGTTTATTATTAAAAGCCGCACTGGCATTGATTGTATCTTTATGGAACCAACGATTGTATCGACTCCATGGATTTCTATCCTTACTTGCTTTATTAATTGTAATATAGTCTTGCTTGCCGGCATATGAGTTTGCGGCCGCAAACGGATATTGATCAAACAATGTAGAGTCAAATGCCACAGATCGATCTTCTGTGTATGTGCTAATAACTTCAAATATAGTGGTTGGAATCAGGGTAATTGCTGTGCCAACGCCCTCCACATAGTATTCGCCTGAAGTATAAGATGCAGGGGTAACATTACCGCCAAACGATACTTTCATACCGTTGCTTAGTGGAGTGCCGTTTGATAGTGTATAGGTCTTCTTACCTATTAAATCTGTTTCAAGATTAATGTAAGTGTTTTCGGTAATGTCTAAAAATTTAAAAATAGAACCTAAGTTAGGATCACGTTCACTTACATAATATAGTGTGTCTGGCCCAGAAATTGGAACTGTAAATTTAATTGTACCGTTTGTAACTCCAAACTTACTTACATAACCTTCGTCAGTATATCGATCCAATGTACCTAAAGTTCTAGCTGTTTTAATACTAAAAGGTTCTCCAGGACTATTAATTTCAAAATAATATGTTTGTCCTCTATATAGTGTTACCACTGGATTTCTGTCTAATCCGTTAGGAGTAAACAAATATTCTTTTTGTTGTGTTGCACTTGTTGTAAGTTCAACTTTGAAAGTGCTTACAACATTTAATTGTTGTCCAACAATATTAATAACATCAGGGCCGTAAGGCAACCAATAGTATTGTTGGAAGCTAATAAATTTATCCCAGTCAATGTGTGGATCCCAACTATAAAATTCTTGACGATTTAATCTTTCGTGATTATCAACATTGCCGCCAAATACTTTTAATTGATTAATAAAATCTTGATAATCTTTAAAAAATTCTACATTGCCGGTAACATCATTTACTACCACTGCTGGTTCTAATTGATAATCTTGTCTTACTGTAGTTGGGGCATTAATATAAATGTCTTTGCCGTTGGCCGACTTAGCATTTTTACGGCCTATGAAACCGTTTACTTTTTTAGCCGTACCTTTTTGTGTTAATTGATCTATTGTTGCCTGTATGAATTTTCTATTATCGTCTGTGCGATAATACTTAGGCAGTAAATCTACTGTAGAAAAATTGTTAGAACCTGTTGGATTTGTGTTATCAGACATTTGTCGATCCGTAAGCTGAGCTTGTTAATGCTTGTATTGCTACCGCATTTGATTTTAATGTAATATTACCTAAACTATTGATGAGAGAAGATGTAATGGACGGAACTATGTCAATATTATCGATAGTTGCACCGCTTATAAAGATTTCGTCAGGGCCTGCTGTGATTTCAAATAGGCCGCCAAACGATAATGTACTACCTGATGGCACTATAACAAAATTGACTATGTTAGGACTAAGTTGACTTGTAACATACGCGGCCATTTCTGTAAAATAAAACGTATCTCCAAATTCCCAGTTACCCAGTGCAAAAAAGTTATTAATGGCCGCTAGTATTTGTGTTTTAACATCGTTGTCAGAAATTACTACTGATGAATTTATAATTACTTTAAATTGTGCTTGTAAATTCTTTTCGGCTTTTGCTCCGAAAAGGACTTTATATTTTACAGGATGGTATATAATTTCGTCGCTTATAGATTTAATTAAATTTAATTTAGGAGAAATTAAGTTATTCAATTCATCGCTACTTGCTGGTAACGGTTTACTTGCAATCACACCGTTAAGCCACTGTCTAAATAAAGTGTCATATCCATTTGTTAATACAAACACATCCATAATATTACTAACACCCGGGTCTATTCTATGGGTATCACTTGCATTGTGTGTATACTGGAATTTTAGATCGGCTCTGCCTAAGAACACTCTATAATCCAGACTTGGAGTCAACTCCGAAGTAACGCTATTTAATTTTGCTACTGTGTCAATATCTATAAAATAAAAATATTGTCCATTAGCATATTGTGAAAATGTTTTGGGTTGAGTTGGTAAAATAACAACTGTACTATTGGCATTACTGACATATCTATAATCTTCTTGTCCGTTTTCAACTTGGTATTTTTCTAAAACAACATAGTAGGACGATAATAAAGAAGTAGATGCTGGCATTGCTACATTGTCAAAAGTTTCAGGATCTTGTACTATTCCTGTATTATTTTTATCACTAAAAGTAACCACAAGTTTTTTAGTATCAATATATCCGTCTAGACCAATAAACTGACCTACTACTTTTAAATTTTGATCAAAAGTAAACGGTTCGGCTAATCCCGGCTGTGTGTTAATACTTAAAATATTAATTGAATCAGTTAACAGTTTACCCGAAACGTTATCATAAACTCGCTCTGTGCTATCAAAATAAAATCTTACTTGAAGGTCGCTTTCAAATATATAACGTAATTTTCTTGTTGTTATAGTATATGTTACAGTATCTGTGACAAATAATAGCAACCAGCTAGAATCTAATAATAGATTACTAGTATCGCCTGTTTTGTTTAAACTAAAATCATCTACCGAATTTAAATTTGACTGGAAAACAATTTGCCAAGACTGTGTGTTTATGTCAAAGCGCAGACCAAATGGAAGATTGCTTGTAATAAGATCAATCATTGTGGTAATAACTGCTTTGTCTATTACTGTTCTCCATACTGGAATAACTCGAGTAGCAACTGCGCCTGTTGGTATAATATCATTTAAAGATACCGGGCCTTCTCCTGATATTAAAACTCCTGTGCCGTTGGCAGTTCCGTCGCCTATTAAGGAAACTATTTCAGCCCAAATATAACTGCTGGTATTTGCTTTAGCAGGAATGGTTTTAGGTATCAATGCATTATTATTAGTTCTATCAAATACTTGTAGACTGCCGCTTGCGCTTAAAGGAGCTTCAAATTTTATTAGTGAGCCTACACCTGCATACTTTAATGCGGTAGTTGTATAACTAGAAACTAAGTAAGGTTTGGCATCTGTAGTTGATCCAAAATAACCACTTGAAAAATTAGTATCATTAACTGTATTGTACCATGCTATATCAAGTAATGTTGTACTGATCTTTGTAAATTTTGAATAGTAAAAGTTTCTTAAATTCGGATCTGTCAATATCTCAAATACAGTATTATAAACTATTGCCTGAGCATCAGTTTTACTAGCATAGGTAAATGTAAGATCTGTTGAATATGTTTCTTGATAAAGTATTCCGTCGTCGGCAAACAAATTAGTTTTGCTATATTTTCCTGTTGGGTCAATTAAATCAAGGTACCTACTAACACCGCTCGAGCTTCTGTTTACAGCTTTGATTTTTGCAATTTCCTGACTAACTGCAAGAGGACTAATATTATAATCTTCACCAGTAATCATTCTATTTTGTGTATAATAAGTTGCAGGAGCGTTAGCTTTTACAGTATCATTGCTTTCTGTAGATGCACTGTTGTCCACACTTGTTTGCAACGACAATGTAAGTGTAAGTTGTTCTTGTTGTCCTGTGTTTGAATAGTAAGGTATAGTCATTGTAACACCGCGAATATCTTGCGGGTTAATGGTATATGATAGTCCGTTACTGATACGATAGTACACATTGAATGTGCCTAGCGGAAGTGTTCCAAAAATGCCGTCACTGAAAGACAACGCCACACGGTCGCCGGCTCGTGTGATGGCTTTATAGATATTTTTAATTGACTTGTTTAAACTGTTATAGATAATATTATTACCTACTAAATTAGGAACAGGGGTCCATAGTTCCGATTCAACACCACGCTGATCTACCTTGTATAACCACAAGTCGGTATCATTAATATTAGGAGAATCTAATTCAATGATTTCGTTAGTGCTTGGTTGTGTAATTGTAAAATTACCTTGATTCAATGTGCCTTGCACAAAATTAAAGAAAAATCCAGTATTAACGCTAGCCGCACCTTGGCCGTCATTTTTATAAACACATGCCATGCGGTTAGCAATCTTAGGAGCTTCCTCGTAAATGTATCCCTGGCCGACAAAAGTAGTACTGGTAACTTCAAAATCCATTTTAGAACCGTTGACTGTTTTGCTAAAGCTGTAGATAGGAACTGCGGTGTTTGCACCATTAAATTTATATTGCTCAGTTGGTACGCTATAAACAGTCGCGCTATCGCTTGGATTTCCAAATTGTTGAGTTGCAGGAAACGCGGCATTCATCACTGCTATAAACTGATCATACCAGTTAGCATTAGAGCTATCGTTCCAACTAATAATTTGATTGGCGATATTTCGGCCATTTGAATCTAATATATTCTGTGTAGATTGTACTGCCACTACTTTTAACAAACCGTTGGCCGCTTGATTGCGCTTGGCATTATAACTTAACATACGTGCAAGACGTAATACACTGTCACGACGATCTGCTAGTTCTAGGAAGTTTTCACGGGCATTTAAATCCACACGGAAAGCTATGCTTTGGCCCAAGTAAGCAATAAGGTCAATTAGGGCAAGGTATTCGCTTGACTCAATATAATCGTTAAAATCTTCTGGAAAGTTCTGGCGCAAATAGTCAATCATGCTCCTACGAATATTTTCAAAATCGTAACTTTGGAAGTCGGCATTGCGGAAAGACTGGTATACTTTTCTCCAGTCTTTAGCGATTAATAACCTATTTTGTCTATCAGTTGCACTCATATTCTATCCTATTATCAATATTTATTGAATTCTAATATGTACGTATATTAAGACGAAAGCAATCCTGCAGACTGATCAAACCGTAATTGCATACTCTGTTGGATGTTGTAGGGCAGGTATTTTAAGATACACTCAATTTGAATTCCACTTTCATATGTTGTAACTATGACATTTTGTGCAACCAATCTTGGATCATAATTTATAATTTCGTTAACGTTGTTTACTATACTTTCTTTAAGTTCTTCGGTCATTGGTTCAAATAGCATGTCCCAGATTATAGTTCCAAACTGTGGATTCATTAGTCGTTCGCCACGGCGAGTATGAAAGTGATTCAAAAGATCCTGTTTAATCAATTCTAAATCATACAGCATAAAACCTTGCGAGCTAGTATTAACTGTGCTGAATCCTTTATATGCTTGTGGTATTGGATCCACCGCAGTTGGTACTGCTGGTACTGTAATTCTATCGTATAAAGTTGATGCCATATGTTATCCTTTATTTTGTTTGAATGTATCGGCTGGTGATGTGTATAATGTCCATAGCCCCGGCGGTGTTGCCGCAGTGCCTGTAGTAATATCAGTTTTTGCAGGTACAAAATCAGCAGGGTTTAAATTCTCGTGTAGCGGCCATGGCTCATGTGTAGGAACCCTTAACAAAATAGATTCTAAAGAAGCTTCTGTTTCTGTAGGACTAAAATATGTCACCAATGGTTTGACTTTTAATGCATCAGGGCCATTCATATGAATTTTCTTGGCTTGCTCTATATGATTACCAGTTGTTGAAAGATATAGATTTCCTATGGTGGTAATTTTAGTGTCTGCGTTGGAAATAATTTCAAAATCTTTAACACTTTCAAGATGTATTTTTCCCTTGGTTGTGGCGGCGCCTTCAGGGTAGAAGCCTGATGCTTTAACATTGACATTTCTACCCGCTTCTAAATTCAAATCTCTGTCGGCACGAATATTCAAATCATTTTTAGTATGAATACTAATACTGTCCTCGGCAAAAATATCTATCTTGCCATTACCTGTTAATTCTATCCAAGTTGTGCCATTAGCATTGCCGATGTAGATTAAATCTTCACTGTTGTGTAGAAGAATTTGATGTCCGGTACGTGTGCGAATTCTTACTAATTCGTTATGAGGAATATTTGTGCCGCCTACATTTGTATATTCAGGAGGGCCGCCGGGTGTAACTTTACCTGTAGCAGGATCAACAATTGTAGCAGGTGTCTTACGTGAATATTTGTTATCACCGTCGTCCATAACAAATTGACTGCCGCCTAGTCGATTAACATAAGCCATTGTTTGTTCGTTGGCTGTTCCTACGTTTTTCTTAGGACTTTTTTCGTCCAAGGGCCCAGCAGTACTGATGCCAAATACTCGACTAGGAGTTTCTCGTCTGGCACCACTCGATGTAATTCCACGAATATCGTCTTTTAATAACCCTTGCGTTTTAAAAATGTCTTCAAGAGTATGTACTGGTTTAATAGCATCAGTAGCCGGTTTTCCAGGTTCTGTTGCATTTGGATTTAATTCTCCCACTGGTAAACGCTCGCTGGAGCTTTTTGAATTAGCAGTAGTTGCCGGTGATCCAGGAACTGAAAAGTTTTTATATCTGTCAGGAATAGAGGCTATCCAGTATGCATTTTTAATATTGCCTTCTACTAATATAACAAGTCCTTGCACACCTACATCAGGTGCTGGCATCCACATACCGTTGGATTTCTGTGTATCTACAAATGTGTTTGAATTTCCGTTATGTTTTTTATCAGTATTGCTCCAGTAAGGAGTTGTAAATTTTGCATAGGTAGCATTCCATACAACAGATTCATTACCTGAACCTTCACGCAATAACTCAACCCATACTGATCCTAAGTAATCTGCATCTACGTTGCTTAATACTCGTGCTAAAAACGGCCCAGATGATTTTGATTCTAACGGGGTCGATTCTTTGCGTCGTTGTACAATTTTATCTTCTTGTGACATTAATTATTACCTTAAGTAGTGGGTTTCTTTGGCTTGGTTGCAAATTGATAAACTGCTTCGCCAGTTTTGGGATCTCTTACCATCTGTCTGCGAGTGCCTTTTATTGTCTGAGTAAATTCGCCGTCTCTAAATCTATGCGTCACTGTGCCTAGTCTAAATAATCCGCTGAATTCTCCAACAGCTTTGTTTGCCATTGTTAATAATCCTGTACTGGGATTGATATCTGTTGGAGTTTTAAAGTTGATTGCAATATCAACTTCGCCGCTTTGATAATTAATGCTACCGTCCGAGTTGATATTCATTTGACCGACTACTGGAGGGCTATTGAAATTACCCATGCCGTTACTGGTCAAGTAGTACGGATCTCCTACTATGTCCATTTCAAATTCTTGTAAGTCAGCGCCAAATGTCAACGCATCGTGTACCCATTTGACTTGCTGTTGAGCAGTTGTTTCGTCTCCGCCTGAACCGCCTCGATAGTTATAAGTCGTCTTTACAGAATTCCAAATTGATGTGTAGTTTAAACCAAAACCAGGTTCAATTGCTGGCGCCCCTTTTTGGCCATCAACATCTGCGGGTGGCTTTTGGCCTTTGGCGGCATCATCGTTTTGTTCAGCTGTTTTGCTATAAACTGTGTTGTTACCGTTGTCAACTGGGTTAGACACATTGAACGAATTGTTAAATTTAATATCTAATTTTAAAATTTCTTGATTTTTTCCAGTGTAGATGTAACTGTATACTTTCACACACTGCGCCAACATTTGTTTAAATGAAGGACTCACCATGCCTGATACAGGTATGGATGTCTCGTGTACCAGATATGGCATTACTTTAAACACTAACAATTCGGGTTTCTTTTTGGTTTTGGCATCGATCTGTTTAGAATCAATATGATACAATGCAGTTTCAATGCGCCACCATTTTCGCATTTTGGTACCTTCT